AATCCTTAGTTAGTAATATTTATATAGAAAATAAGAGTGATATGAGAAAGAGTTATAAAGGTTTATTCAAACCAACCAATCCAAAGAAATATGTCGGCAATACCAATCAGATAGTGTATCGTTCACTACTTGAAAGACGGTTCATGCGTTATTGTGATACCAATGATGATATTGTATTTTGGGCAAGTGAAGAATTGCCTGTTAGATATTATAGCCCACTAGACAAGAAATATCACCGATACTTTCCTGACTTTGTTGTGAAGACTATAAAAGGCGATAAGTACATGATTGAAATAAAACCCTATAGACAAGCATTAAAACCTAAACCACCAAAAAAGAAAACAAAATCTTATATGCGTGAGTCATTTGAGTATATTAAAAATCAGGCTAAATGGTCTGCCGCTCGTGTGTACTGTGAAGAGAACAATATGGAGTTTAAGATTATTACTGAGAAAGACCTAGGACAGTATTAAGCACCATTGTATGACGCTCTATCAAAATAAGGGTCTATACCTGTATTTAACAAACCTGTGTAAGTTTCACTCTTAGCATAGTTTTGATTACTTACTTGTTTATTTGATTGGTCATTATACACAACAGTAGTACCAGTTGTTGTAGAACCTTGATTTAAAGTTTGTGTTTTAATATTATTTTCTGTTGTGTTACTTTGAATATCAGTACCTTTTAAACCAACCGGGTCTTCTACTATTACTGGCGCACTTGCTTTCATACTAGCATTGTAACTTTCTCTAAACGCCTCACCTGGAGTTAGACCGCCTGGTAATATTGCCTTAACAGCTGCAACACCACCGGCTGCAAGTGCTTTAAATATTCTACTCATATCAAATAGTTTTGCACCTAAATTACTCATGTCAGGCAATTGGAACATTCCTGTAATCATATCCCATAATCCAGGAAAGAAACCTCTTTCACCGTCACCACCAAATAAAAAAGTTTTTATACTAAACGGCTTATCGGGGTTACCAAATCCAAATATGTCTTTGATAAAGTTAACTGCCAAATCTATTGGTGTTGTTAATATTGTAAAAAAGAAATTACCTGCACCACTAAACAATGTACCAAATCCACCTTTAATTCTTTCCCAATCTAAAGTAAATATACCTGTAACTATATCTACAATGCCACCAATTACTTCACTAAAACTTGCTGTAATATCTTCACCAAATTTAATAACGGAAGCACCCAAGTTTTCTAAACCAAGATATGATAATGCCATACCAACCAAATCTGTAATCAGTCTTACAAATGTACCAATAAATCCATCTACAATACCTACTACTGCACCTCTGATACCATCTACAATAGAACCTGTTTCTTCATACTCTTTCATAAATCCTGCTACACCATCAAATACACCAAGTATTAATGTCAATGGCAAGAATATTTTACCTATTGTTTTACCAATTGCTTTCAATGGTGTTATTATTTTTGATAATGCTCCACCTTCTTTACCTACACCACCAAATAAACTTCGTAGTGAATTCATAACTGGCTCAAATGTTGCCGAGATACTTGTCATTGCACCTTTAATAGAACCTCCAATTGCTTTAAGAGCTTTGTTCTCCATAATTGCAAGTTTAAAGGCATTAAAACTTTCTTTAATACTTACTCCTAGTAGTGTCATTTGCATTTGAGCGCCTAATAACGGACCTCTTATTGATGTCTTAATGTTTTTAATTGACTCACCTAACAAAGTATTAGTTGAAGTAAATAGTTTTGGTATTTTAAATTCAGTTGATTGAATGGCAAATTTTATATTTTTCAAAATCTGTGGACCAAATCCTAATGTACCAATTGTACCGACACCTTTTGCAAAGGTTGCCATTGCTCTTATTGATTGTAATTGTTGTGGTAATTTAAGTATGTCTGTATTGGCGCCCATTCCTTTTGCAAAGAGAGCTAATCCAGCAATTGCAGCCAAACCTTTTAGACCTAACCCAGTCCCACTTTTCCCACTATCACCAACTGGCTGACCTGATGAGATTGCCTGTTCAATATTGTTTTTTTCTTTTTCTTCTTCTCTTGATTGGTCTCTAAGGCGAGCAAATTTAGCCTTGTCGAAGGCAAACATTTTACTTAAAACATCTGTTAGTCTACCTGTATTTTGTTCGTTCTTTTTGGAAATTCTTCGTAAATCTTCTAATACTACCGTTGCACCACCAGCACCAGAAACAACGGCACCTCCGCCGCCGGCTAAAGCATTACCAACAGCCATTTGGCCTGATTGTATTGCACCTACGATTGAATCTCTGATTGACATTTATTTTTTACCTATTACTTTTGTATTTTTGAAGATTTACCGTTAACATATAGACCAAACCAGGCAGCACCAGCACCTACAACTACAGATACGAAACCTGCTTGTGCATTGTTTGGATTTTCTAATGCCATAAACCAAGTCATAGTATTGTAAAATACTAAACCATATAACCCCATCATAACTCTTGGCACAGTTCTCCAATTTGATAAAAATTGTGGTAATTCTTCTTTTAAAAACCACCATAACCATTTTACTTTTTCAATAAAATTTGTTTTTGCTTCTTCTAACATTTACTTATTCTCTCTTTGTTGTTTCTCTTTTTCTTCTTTTAAGTGATTTAATAATAAATCAACATAAATTTCCCTCTCCCAAGGTATCATATATTCGAGTTCAGTCAAAGAATATTTATGGTGTTGCATTAAAGCAAAATTCACCTGAAAATAATTCTCTAAGTTGTCATGTGAGAGGGCGATACGAAAAAACTTTGTAACCCGCTCAGCATTACCTTACTCTTCACCTTAGTCTTAGGATTTTCTATTTCAATTTCATGTTGTAATTTCGGCATAGTGTTAAAGAATTGTTGAATCTTATTAAAATGGTCACTTGTTAATGACTCGATAAATTGATTCATTTCTTCTTTACTATAATCACTTGCTTTATGCACGGTCTCACCATCATAAATTTCATAAACAGTATTTGCAATAATGTCAAATAACTGATTTGTTTTTAATTTACTTGCGTCAACAGAGGGGTCAAATGTATCAATAGTAGGATATTTCATAACCATTTTAATTTTATCACTAATTGATATCTCATTACTATGTTTATCATCTACTTGTACCTCTACCTTTGATAAATCTAACTCTACATTTGCGTAAGTTTCTTTATCATCTGGACATAATAGTTTCAATTTAGTAACTTCACCAACTGACTTAGCTCTAACATTTAAAAAGATATACTCTAAATCAAATGTTGGTAGTAAATCTACATTAATACTATTAAATGTACATGTTCTTACAATTTCTTTTAACGCTCTGGTAATCTGAACACCGTCTTCGGATTCCATTGCTATCAACAAAATCTTTTCTTCTTTTACGAGAAAAGGTCTGTACTTGACTTGTACATCACTTGATGGTAATGTCAACTCATATGTCGCTGTTTCTAATATAGGCAATGCCATAATATTCTCTCCTTGTTATATTAACCAAAAGGTGGAAATAATCTTCCACCCGTAACTCTACCAATTGGTAGATTTCTTTTTGCTGTTTGTAATACATCTCTACCTGCTCTTCTTATTTCAGGAGGTAGTTTATTTAATATACCACTAAACAGACCAAAATCTTTACTTGCTTTAATTGTTGGTACATCACCAACTGACTTACCAACTGTTGCACCATTTATCTGGTCAATAGTCAAGTTAGCCCATGTTCTAAAATTCAATGTAATAGGTAAATTTGCAATTTCATTATTTGAACCAAAATCCATATCATAAGAACCTATCGTTTGAGGATAAACTTCAAATAATCTAACTGCGTATGTAACTCTAGCGTCATCATCTTGTTTTGAATCAAACTGGCCTAATTGCATAATGTCCACAGAACCAACATAGTTATCATAATAATTCATATTGTGTGACTCTATACTCATTATCTTTTTCTGCCAATTTTCAAAAAACATTCTTTGTCTTAAAAATTTATCACCATAAAAAGACATTTCAACTTCACCACTATAAGAATATGCATAAGGCATTCTTCTTGATGGTCCATAAGTTCTATTTGAAGCTGTATTGATATCTCTATTAGGCATAGTCACCTTATTACACATCATATCAACATTTTCTAATGTTGTTAAACTTTCTAAATCATTATTACCTGGCGTCATGTCAAAATCATCAACAAATAAATTTGCTCTTGCTGGTGGATTAATTCTTACAATAAATCTATTTGTTCTAGCAAAGCCTTCACCTTGATTTACTTGTGCAAGAAATTTTTGTA